AGTGACTATAGAGACAAATTATTGACTCGCGGCAAGCTAGTAACCAGTTGGGGTGGCGACAACGCACTCACAGTCGGGCAAGACGTCACTTATAGCGATGCCTTTAATGGCTCTACGCTATTTGATTGGCGTGTCCGAATTGCGAGAGGCGAAGACGCTACTACTCCTGCGAACGCTAGCCGTCGCCGTTTTGATATTCAAAACGGGGAAAGTCATATGCGTATCTATAGTCTCGCGAACCCAAAGATATGGTCTCAGGATACTTGTACTGGTAACCTTATGGGTAACCAGATACCTGGTCCTGGTGACGCTACCACTGGGTTCAACTATGCTTCTAGTCCCGATACACAGGCGCGGCTGTCATTTCTTTCTAAGTATCGTCAGAAGCGTACCGAATTTCAAGGCGGTACGTTTCTTGGCGAACTTAAAGAGACGATAGACTTGATCAAGCATCCCGCTAAGGCTTTCCGAGAAGGCCTGGATAAGTATTATCGTACCGCAAAGAAGCGGTACCATAGTAGCAAACCCCAGCGTCGTAAGGCAGTTCTTAGTGAGACGTGGCTTGAGTATTCTTACGGTTGGGTTCCGCTAGTAAACGATATTTCGGATGCCATGAAGGCTCTGAAGTCCCGGCCCGATGCCATCTGGGATGTCATCGAGTCGGATGCTTCTTATCCTTATTTTGGTAATACCGAAACTCGCGTTTATAGCTCGCCCACTTCGTCCTGGAATGGGTGGAAATTCCACATCCAATACCAGAGCTTAGTATACGTAAGATACAAAGGCTCCGTGGCTATGTCGGTTCCTGTTCCTTCCTTTAGTGAGAAGTTCGGGTTTACTTTCTCGAACTTCGTACCTACTGTATGGAACTTGATCCCTTATAGCTTCTTGGTCGATTATTTCACCAATATTGGTGATATAATAGACGGAATGTCTTTAGGTACTGTCACGTTAGGGTGGGGCGTTAAGACTACTCGTTCTGTCGCCAAGGTAAAAGCTGGCGGCTACGAGTTCCTCAAAACGTTCGACACTGACGTTAAGTACTCTGACTTTTCCGTTTCGGCGCCTGATAGTCTTATTCAGGAGACAGCTTGGACGCGCACGTACCTCCCGTCACTGGGGACCGGTTTAACCGATTTCCAGTTTCAGGTTCCCGGTATTTCTTCCACTAAATGGTTGAATATCGGGGCGCTGGCGCGCATCAAGTCCATCTTCTAATAAGTTTCTTCCACCTCCGTACCCTAAAAGGGTCGTTTAAATGACAATCTCTGTCACTTCACCAGTAACTGGCTCAGCCCAGACTGGACTCACCTCCCCCACCTATACGGTGGTGGCTGATGTGCCTCCCAATGCATTTTCGAAGCAGTATGCTGTTACCGCTCTTGGCGGTACGCAAACTGGTGTCGATGTGCATGGCTCGTCGAAGCCCTTCACTATCACCTTTTCTCGACCGGCGCAGATTCGATCTGCCCCGATCCCGAATCCGGTGACTGGTGTTATGGGTAATTCGCCGCGGAATGTCTATTCGGTTCTGGTTCGGAAGGGGACGGTTCCCCTGACCGGTCAGAATCCGCAGGTGATGACACTTCGCTGCGACCTCGCGGTCGTTGCTGGTGCCGATCTTGCGGAACCGGAAGATATTCGCGCCGCTCTGAGCCTCCTTATCGGAACGCTCAGCCAGCAATCTGCTGGTCTAGGTGATACCCTCGTAAACAACCTCCTGTGAGGGCGGTTGTTGCTAGCCCTAACCAGGTTAGCACACGAGTATTAGCAAGGCTTAATTTGTGTCTTCGTTGGCTGCGCCTTTCCGTCTCTATTCTTTTAGAGCGCGGTAGAGTGTAGTCTTTCGATTTCACTGTCTTGCTTGATTTCCTAGATGCGACGTGAGAGGTGCCTATGGACGTTTCGTCCTCTGCTCTTTTCAGTTACTTGTTAGATGACCTCTATGGCTGTGGCCGGAGAGCTATGGAGCTTTTTCTGAAAGCTTCAGATGTATCCGATTACTGGCCTGGAGCTTCTGTCCCTGACGTTTGTCGTCTTCGTTTGGTGCGATCAATCCTGAAGAAATTTCAGGATGAGATAGCGGCCGACGCTGATGACAAGTGTCTTGAGAAGTTTCTCGCCTCGAATCAGAGGTGTCGAAACTGGCAGTTGAATACCTGCAACGCTTTGGACGAAGAACTTGTCGGGAACCTAAAGCAGGAACTCGACGATTTCTTCCATCCTGGTGGCGAACTCCTCGTCCAATCCACCTTCGACATTGCTGCCGTTGGTAGGATGGGGCCTGGAGCTAGCCTTGGTGCAAATGGGGAAGACTTCTATACGAAGCTTTTCGCATCCAAGTTGACGGTAACGTCACCTGAGATATACAAATTGTATATCGAGTACATTTCTTGGTTTCCCAATTGGCGTGACGCCGAAATTAATCGGCTCCTCACGTTTGGTACTCCTAAATGTACCTCAAGTAGTTCCCTTTCTTTCGTGCGTAAAACTCGCGACATAAGTCGTTCCATCTGCACTGAACCTTCGCTGAATATGTTTTTTCAGCTGGGTCTAGGGCAGGTTATAACTGATCGTTTGAACCAGTACTTCGGTATTGATTTGAGCAATCAGCCGACCAGGAACCAGGGTCTCGCGCGTATCGGGAGCCTAGGTAACGATTTTGTTACTTTGGATCTCGAATCCGCCTCTGACTCCATGTCCCTTGGCGTTATCAGTGAGTTTCTGCCAACGTGGGTCTCTGACCTACTTATGCAGTTTCGCACTCCTAATACCAGAGTACGTGGCCAAGAGATCCCGCTTTACATGGTTTCTACTATGGGGAATGGTTTCACCTTTCCTCTGCAGACTGCCATGTTCGCGTGTGTCGTTCGTGCAGCGTCTAGGTCCGTTCATGGAGAACGCTCTAAACGGGCTGATGATGACTTTCGACCTTGGGGTGTCTTCGGGGACGATATAATCTGTGAGCGAGAAGTCTCGCCTCGGGTTATACGTCTCTTAGACATTCTTGGGTTTAGAGTAAACCTGCAGAAGTCCTACACTACTGGACCGTTCCGCGAAAGCTGTGGTGCCGATTTTTATCTCGGTCACAATGTTCGTGGTGTCTATATAAAGA